TACTAATCATTAGGTCAAGACCAGGAAGCCAGTCATAACCTGATAGTTGACTACGTTTAATATAATTTTTAGCAAGCAATTCTTGCTTAAGTTTATCTAAACCACCTGGTCCTGGGTAATTTTTAAGAAATTCTTCACGAGCCTTTACAACACTTGTATATGGTTGCATTGAAGAAGAACCATCAGGATTCTTAATACTAACAAAATAAGTTCTAACACCTGATGCATCTGCACTACCAGGTCCAGTAACACTACCATCAGAATTAACGGTGTAATCTTTAAACTTATTGTTAGTTACTTCTTCTGAGTTAATAGCCTTATCAGGTGACACTGGTGTTTTATCTACTGGACGTGTTACTCCAGCAGCAGGTCTAGGTAATGGCGTAATCTTGCCACCTGCTGCTTTAGCAGCAGCGGCTGCATCATAAGCAGCCTGGACAGCAGAATCATACTGTGCTTGTCCACGAGAAGGAATAACTAATTCAGCATCTTGAACTTTTTTTACTGCTTCATTGTATTTGTCAACTAAATCTTGAGCCTTTTTTGTTGTTTCGCTTGTACCTTTAGCCCTATTAAGTTTTAAGCGTGCAGCGTTCTTTGCATCTTGTGCTCGCTTATAATCAGCAGCAGCAGTATCATATAGTTTTTTAGCATTGTCATATCTTAACTTAAAACTTGCATTATTTGGGTTCTTTTCAAATGCTTCTTTTGCAAGCAAATAAGTTGTTTCTAAACCTTGCTTACTGCCAGAACCCATAAGAATTTTATAGGTACGAGTTGCTTCTTCAGATGCTATACCAAAGGCTTCTTGTAAATCATCAATAACCGTTCTTTTTTGAACCATTACATTAACTCCTTAAAGGCATAGTATGAATCACGTGAATAGAAATTAAGGATAGACTTAAAGATTGCTCGGTTTGCTTCTGTTAGATATAAGTCGCCTATCATTAATTCATTCAAGTCAGCCTCAATCTGTGCTTTACGTTCAGCCTTTATTTGTGTTCTGTTAGTTACATTTTTTAATTCTGGGTCAGTAGCAAGTGCAATAAAATCACGCATCATCTTAATGGCTAATGCCATACGTTGACGTGTTGCTGGATTGATATTAACATTAGGGTTAATAATCATTTGTTCTAGGCTATTCATTAATACTGTTTCATTACCAATGGTATTACCACTGCCAATAAGTTCTGAGTTAAGTAATGGGTTATTAGCCTTAAGTGCAGCGCGTTGTTCAGTTGCTGCTTGAATAACGTTTGCACGCAGTTCTGGGTCTGACATATTACTTAAGATTTCTTTTTCTTGACGTGCAATGTCATAGTACTTCTGTTTGTCTTCTGCTACCTGTAAATCTCTGTAATAATCTTCAAGACTTTTGCTCTCAACAAGACCTGCTGATTGAATCCAATTGTATGTAGCAGCATTAAAGTCACCAATTTGTGGTGCAAATATGTATGCTGCTTCACCGTATTGCTCTATCAACTTGGCATTTTTGATGCCCCAGTTCTTTAACTTATCTGTGTTCTTAATAAGAACACTAGTCTGCTTATCTTCACGAGATACTGTATAGATAAGTTTACCTGGGTTAGTACCAATATAGGTAGCCAATGCTTCTTCGTATGGGTCTGTAACGTCTCCATCGCTAGATGCAATAACACCATTAAGGATGTCAAAGAACTCTGAACGTAGGCTAGAGATACCAGTATCCTTGATGTAATCAGGAACGCCTACAGACTCCATAGTAGTAGGAGCAACAGGTGATAACAGTCCTAAGAAGTGACGCATAAACAACACATTGTGTGCCGAGATACGAATGTTATCTAAATACTTAGCCTTATCCTCATCACTAGCATTAGGGTCAATACCTACGCCATGTGCTGCGTTGTAAGCAATTGCTTGCATAGCAGCAGTGGTCTCTTGACGAGACTTCTCATCAAATGGGAGCATTCCCCATACACGTTGCAAAGAAGAAGGAACTACGGCACGTACAATATTTACGTTGTCACCAATATTACCTAGTGCAAATGTATCAATACTCTCACCTAGTTGCTGTGAGTATGGCTGTAATGTATCACCAATAAATGGAATCTTACCTGGTACTACACCTAATAGATTTTTAACTGCAATAACGCTAAGCCCTGCAATAGGACCAGATAGTGTAGGAAGACCAGCATCTTGTGAGAATGATGGATTAACCATTCGCAGTTTAAAGGTAAACTCATTAAACAATGGCTGACTGTATCCTGTGTTACCAGTCAATACACGTATTGCTCCATCAGTTGCCTTAAAGATTACATTATCCATAGGCATTACTACATACGGTTCACCCTTAGAATCATTATGAATAGCGCCGCTTGCTTCAATGCCTACATTAGACAAACGCAAGCGATATAACGTACGTGGTGCAACATCTTTCAAACGATATATACGGCGATAGAAGTCTTCTGTTGCACGATAGTAACGACCTACAGTACGTATGCTAAAAGCAAAGTTAGAACGAATCTTAGGGTTATCAGCAAACTTAAGAATAGTATCTGCTGCTTCACGCACTGCTAATTCAGTGAATCGTTTTTCTGCTATAGCCTTATACTTGTCCTCAACAGCATCAATTTGTTTTTGAGTAGCACCAGGAAAAGGACCCATCTCACGTGCTACTTGTTGACGTACAAACTCTTTTTCAATACCTGCATACTTTTTACGAAGACCTATATATGTAACCATAATTGCTGGCTGGCGGAATACACCCGTTACCTGTTGGTCCATCCAGTCCATCATGGTATTACCTGCACGCTTAAATACAGTTTCAATATTAAAATCACCAAATGCTAGTTCAGTATTAATTGGTCCGCTAATACGAAACCCTTTACTTGCATCATGAAACTCATCTAATGAAATACGAGCAACTGCTTCATTCCATGAAGGTATACGACCGCTGTTAGCAGCCATTCTTTCTAATTCACGATAACTACTTTTAACTACCTTAAGCAAACCTTTATTAAACTTATTTACATCTCCATGAAATGTTTCAAACATATCAGTAAACATACGGAATAACTGTCCACGCACAATCTGCTCATCGCTTAAGCCTTTTGCTCCGGCTTGCACTGTATACATAGAAAGTTCTAAAAACGCATTAACAGTTTTTTGGTCTGCAGCATCTTTAACAATCCAAGTTTTAGTTAACTCATCAAACTTAAAACCAATTTTAGTCATACCAGCATCAAGTGCTAGTTCCATCATTTCCTTACCAGTACGAGGGTCAATCTCACCTGGCTTTAATGCATTGTATCTAAAAAATATGTCTGCTGGATTAAGTGTAACTTCATCGCTTAATTTAGCCTTGTTACCAGCCAACATTTTAAACCATTTTTCAAAGTGTGCTAATGCAACTTCTTGTTCTGACAACATACCAGTATCAATAGTACGTGTACCCTTACCCATTTTAATACCAAGTTCCGCAAAAGCCATATCAAGCATAGATGGTGTAATGACAGAAGCGGTTACTTCATCGCCATAGCGACCAGAAATGCCACTAGCAGCAACAATTGATGCAGCCATAGAGTTTAATGCGTCAGGTGAATGAACAAATGATTGCATAAGATAGCCAACGGATTCTTCATCAACATAACGACCATACATATTAGAAATATGTTCTGCAATAGCCTGACGTTTTTGGAGACTAGACATCATTGCTGGGGCTACATCAAGTTCAATAGCCTTAGCATTTATAATGTTTTCACGGTCCATTATTGATAGGGCTTCTTCGTGTGAATAACGTGGTTGCTTACCAATTCGTATAGCAGCATTAGATTTAGGCACTAACCTTAATGCCGCTTGTATGCTTCTACGTATTGGACCACTAGCAGATTTAGAACCTGTAGCAGCACGAGACATATTTCCTAAACGTAAACCTTGTAATGATGCAAAGTGACGTATATCTTTAGTTGGTGCAGACAATAAATACATTGTTGCCTCATCAACTGCAGAACGTATACCTAAACGTGGAAACAAAGTTAAGATAGACCAAGTATCAACTAACTTTTTTGAAAAATTACCCTGTGTTGCACCACCAAGTGCGTTAATAATGTTTTTCTTAGATTTAATTTCCCAAATAGTTGAACCAATAATGTCATAAGGCAGCGAACCAACAGCCCATGTACTTTGATATGGTTGAATTGGACCTTCTGTGTTAACAAAAAAGCCAGTTTCAGACTCGCGCACAGAGTTTGCTGGTGCAAACTTAGCATGTTCTGGATTAATAGCAAGGTCTCTTTTAGTTGCAAAGCCTGCTTTGTCACCATATTTATCCTGAAGAGTCTTAATAATTAATTCTTCACCCTTAACACTACCGCCAAGACCCATTGAGTACATAATTGCAGCATCTAAGTTACGTAAAATAACAATTTGCTCATCTGCAGTTGAATCAAGAAATCGAACTGTTAATGCTTGAGCCATTTCTTTAGGTAACAACTGACGAGCACGTGCTGTAAAGTTAGCAGATGTATCAATAGCATTAACACCAATACGTACTTCTAATCCTTGTGGAGAACGAGCAGCCATCTGCCCAATTTTCTTCCATCCTCTAATTTCATCATTAGCCTTTAACAAAGCAGACATGTCAGAGTTTTTATTAACTAAACGTTGCAAGGAATCTTCAGTATTAAGAAGAGCAGCAGTGATTGGTTGCAAGTCAGCATTACGTTCTGCTGCAGTACGAGACATGTTATTAAATCTACTATCAAGTCTACGAATCATAGCATCAGACATTAAACGATTTTGACGTGCAACAGCAACACCATTGCGCATGTAAGTTATTCCATCAACACGACCAGCAATAAGTAAGTTTAAATTGCCTGCATCTTCAAAAAATCTTTGAGCACTTATTGCATTAAATACTTTAGACTCACTTAGTAGTTTAATTGCATTAGGGTCATTGTACCCTGGAAAGTTTTTAGCAATATTGTCAAGTGCTAGTGACCGTGCTCCAGCATCACCTTTAGAATCTGCAACCTTTTTAAGTGCAGGACCAATACCGTCTTCCCACAATTTAAACACTAGTGGTTCTTTAAATATAGTATCAACGGCACGTTCAACTGGAACACCATTATCAATCATCTTAAGAAGCGAGTTAGTAATACGCTCACCCTTAGTAACACCCTTGCTTAATCCACCTGTCATCCAAGTAAGCGGGTCTACTGCAATTTGATACATAAAGTCAATGTAGCCAGAAAATTTTCTGGTGCTTTCACTAACTCCACTTGAAGGTGGTCTACGGTCAAGCATACGAGCAATGTCTCGTCCAGGTGAAACCTGTGCATACTTAACTCCATCTAAAACTAACTTAAATGCATCAGAGTCATCGTATGCTTTTTTAATTGAGTTAAGTAATTCTGCATCTAGTTTACCAAAATCTTGTACAATTTCACCAGGAGTTTTACCATAAAGTAAACCCTTAGCAACTTCAACATCATACTTACCAAAGTAATCTGTTGCTTCTTTTAGAGCACCAAGGTCGTATTGATTTTTACCGTCCCATGCATCTGTCCATGTTTTAGTAGAAAATAAATCTGCACCTTGTGCAACTTGGCGTGCAACTTTGTAGGGTTCGTTAATTAAACGATTATACTGTCCACCTAATTTAAACAAACCAATAAGAGGCGAAGCCACTACTTTTCCAATAAACTTAGCAACACCTAAAAAACGGTCTCCTGCATCTAGTGGTGCCTGCATGTAATCAGCATCTTTAAACATAAACTTTAATTGGTCTTGTACACCAGTATCTAAACCATCAAATTGTTTGCGTGCAATTTCAGTATCAAGTTTAGCAAGTTCACGATGCTTTTTAATTGTGTAACTCATTTGTTCTACTTGAGTTAACTCTACACCAGTTAAACCTGCAGATTTAGCAGCAACATAAAGGTTTGGTGAAACTTCAGCAACAACAGATTTAATGTACTGAACCATTAGTACCCTTTATCAAGTAGTTGTCTATAGATTAATTCTGCATCACCCGATGGGTCAAATTGTGCAAGATGCTTTATTGTGTCAATTAATGTTGGTGCTTGATTTGGTAAACCACGCATTGCCTCAGTTCCAGGACCTTCACCCTGATTAATTCCAGATGTAATAGGTTCGTCTGGACGTTCTGTTGGCGCACTTAATGGGACAATACCTGCCATAGAAAATGGATTACCAGCCATTGCTGCTTCACCTTGCATAGTATTAGTAGCACCATTCTCACCATAACCAAAACCTGTGTATTGCTGTTGTGGTTGTGTCATACCTTCAGTAGCACCACCATCTGTACGCGCTGAAAGCGCACCAGGACCTGATACAGGTGCTGGATTATTAGGCTGACGATAACCTCCACGTGCCATTACTCGTCCTCCTCATCCATGTATTTTCTAATGTCTTCTAATGTTGGTGCTGTTTGCATCCATTCAGGATGCATTTCTTTTGCAGATAAAATCCATAATGCATTATCAACTGTAAATCCTGCTCTACGCAATGATTTAAAAAACTCATGTAATTCAATTGCATACTGGTCTAACTTTGAGTAACTCTCATCAGCAACTGTTTTAACCTTTGTGGTTCTCTTGCGAGGTGCTGCCATGATTACTCCTTAAATTGCTCGTTCCCTAGTAGTACTTACTGCTGCTCTTGCTTGTCCACCGCTAGTTAAACTACTTAACATTGTTTGCAAATCTGGTCTAGCCTGTATTTGTGGCGGTGTTGGAGAGCCTCCTGCTGGTGCACCATCGGGAGCAGGGGACATTTGCTCAACCGCATTAGTCGGTTCACCAACAGGAGGAACCTCTTGCTGCGGAGCAAAGGTTGCTTCTATCGCGTCCTCTAATGCTTGTCCCTTTTGACGAGCCTTTATTACCGCAGCAATCTTACGAACAACATCTGAAGCATCCTGACCTTGAGTAGCCATCTGTGGAATTGCTTGTGTGTATGCCGTAAGTGAACCAAGTAGCGCAGAGCGCATTTCTTCAATTTCAATTTTTTCTAATTCTTGTGTTACGTTAACTGTAAATGGTAGTTCTCTCATAGCCATATCTCGGCTGATGAGTTTTCCTCCAAGTGCTTGAAGCATAAAGATAAGACCTTGCGCTGG